TTAATCATAAAAAAAACAAAATGAACAACGAAATTAAAAAAACAGAGGAACTAATTGATGTTATTAAAACAAAAATATCAGAAAGCTAGGATAGAGAAGAAATCTCTATGCTTTCAAGAGCAATGCAAGAAGCTTTTACCTTGCTAACAACGTTAAGATATATAAACCAATAAAACAAAACAAATAATGGAAAATATTAAATTATTTCAAATGCAAGGTAGAAGTGGAACATTAGTACAAGTCGACCTTAATCAAAAAAACGTAGATGACAAACTTTTTTTTTGGCTCAAGGAAAATCACAACGAAATCTTTTGGGATTTAGAAATGTTGGAAGGTAGCGTTAATATTACCAAATACACAGAGGGATTTACTATTACCTTTAAAGGCGATAATGGTATTTTTGAAATGGAAGAAGTAATAGTACAAACAGTATAAAAATAAATAAAAAATAATATGATACAGATAGCAGTAGGATTAATTATATTAAGTTTTTTTGTACCATCAGCACCAACATTTTATTATTTACGTAATAAAGGGTATATAAAATTTGCAGAAATATTAGAAATATTAGTGACTGCATTAGCAATAATATGTCAATGGTCTTGGTACTTTACTTTTTTCTATATTTTAATACACATATTTAGATGAAAGTAAGCAAAGCAGTTTGGGATGGCTTAAAAAAGCAAATAGAACACTTTACAGAGCAGGATAATGAAATTACAGATATTACCATTACCTACCAAGTAAAACCCTCTAAGAATAAAAACTATTTAAAACTAACAGTAAAACAATAACAATGGAAAACAAAACAATTTACATACACGAAACACATACATTGTATGCAGATAATGGCGAATTATATATGATTTATGATAATAACGATAAACAGTTAGTTTTTAACATAGACACATTATACAAAGATTTGCCAAGCATAATTAGATTATGTATTGAGCAAAAAAATAAAATGGATAAATTTTTTCTTGATGATTTAAAAAAGACAGTAGCAAAGTTATGATATTATTAATAGATGCAGACAGTTTGGTATTTGCTTCTTGTTATAGGAAAAGGCAATTTCCCGATGATGAAAAATATTATACAGATATTGAAGATGCAAGAAACAAGTTTGATGAACAATATATGCGTATTGTAAATGATTTGGAGGAAAAATATACCATTGACAAAGTTTTATGTTTTAGTGGTTCAAGAGGTAATTTTAGAAAGATAATCACAAACAATTATAAAGCCAATAGAAAAAAACAGGAATTGCCACCATTATTACACGAAATGCACCAATATGTTATTGACTATTACGATAGCATTAGAGGTTATGGAGTTGAAACAGATGATATGGTAGCAAGGTATTGGTATCAAATTAGCCAAGATATTGGTAGAGATGAAGTAATGATTGTTTCAATAGACAAGGATTACAAGCAGTTTCCTGCACTTATTTACAACTACCATTATAAACACCAATGTGTATATGATATATCAGTAGATGAAGCGAGATTTAATTTTTACGCACAATGTATTGAAGGAGATGGTGCAGACAATGTACAATATTTTAAAGGCAAAGGAATTAAATTTGCAGAAAAATATTTTGCAGATTGTTTAACAGAATATCAATACACAAAAAAATTATACCAATTATTTAAAGAAAAATATAAAGGAAAAGCAAAACAAAAATACATAGAGTGTTGGAATTTATTAAAATTAAGAACAAATTAATGAGATACGAAAAAGAATTAAAAAGGATAAAAAACTTTGTAGAAAAATATTCAGAATATGATATTAGTGCAAAGTTAAGAGATACAGAAGCTGTAAGGTTTAGAACATTGTACATTAAATTAGCAACAGAAACTACAGAATGTACCTTATCACAAATTGGCAAAGTAATTAAGCGAGACCATTCGACCGTACTATATGCAAGAAAAACATTATTTGATGAATTAATGACTATTAAAAGGTTTGTAAATATTTACAATCAATATAAAATGAATGTTTTAGGGCAACAAGTGGATGAAAAATATCTTAATGAGCAACAATATAATAAATTGCGAGAAAAATACAATGATTTATTAGCTTTTAAGATACCTGTAAATGATGTTGTTAATCTAACAAAAAATGAACATATATACAGAACATTATCAGATGAAGATAAAAAAACATATGATGAAAGAGCAGCACTTGTTTTAAAATCTTTTGAATGGAAACGTAAAGATGCACAACGCAAAGAAGTTTTTGATATTATTATAGGAGAACCAACTGTTGAAAATACAAGAGGTACATTAAGATAATGGATTGGCAACTTGAAATATCTTTACATTACCCACACGATAGATTTATGTTAGGTTGGGAATTTCTACAACCAACTGACAAATTTAATTATAGAACAATAAACCTTTTTTTGTTTTTTGTTACAATTACATTAGACTTTTAAAAACCAAACATTTAATACGTTATATATATGATACAAAAAGTTAAGATTAATACAATTAAACCAAATGAAATTAATCCAAGAACAATAAAGGATAGTAAATTTGTAAAACTTAAAAAATCTTTAAAAGAGTTTCCCGAAATGTTAAAATTACGACCAATAGTTGTAGATGAAAATAACATTATACTTGGTGGTAATATGCGTTATAAGGCTTGTAAAGATTTAAATATAAAAGAAGTTTATATTGTAAAAGCAGATGATTTAACAGAGAAACAAAAAAAACAATTTATAATAAAAGACAATGTTGCTTTTGGGCAATGGGATTGGGATGTTTTAGCAAACACTTGGGAAGCACAAGACCTTGATGAGTGGGGATTAAATGTATATGATTTTAATAATAGTTATGTTGAAACTGTAAATAAAGGAGATGAAAATTCTGAATGGATAGGAATGCCCGAATTTGAAGCATCAGATAAACAACTAAAATTAGTTGTGTCTTTTGATAATGAACAAGACAGAGAGGAGTTTATTAAAATAAAAGAATTAGAAATATCTTCAAGAAATAAACTTACTTGGTCTACACATTATCCTTTTGTAGAAAGAGAAGCATACGATGAAAAATATGAATAAATATCCAATATATATAGTAACAAAAGGCAGATATAAAAACCCTATAACTGCTAAATGTTTTATTAAAGATGGATTAGATTTTAAAATGCTTGTTGAACCACAAGAGTATGACCAATATTGTGAAGCAGTAGGAAAAAAATATGTTTTAAAATTACCATTTTCTAATTTAGGATTGGGTAGTTATCCTTCAAGGAATTATGGTTGGGAACATTCAATAAAAAATGGACATAAAAGACATTGGATGTTTGATGATAATATTTATAAATTTAGGAGAATAGTAAAAGGTAAAAAAATACCTTGTAGTGCTGCAATAGCAATTAAAGTAGCAGAAGATTTCACAGACAGATACACTAACATAGCAATTAGTGGTTTTAATTACAGTTCATTTGTTGTTAAAGGGTCAAGTGATAATAAACCTTTTAGTGTAAATGCACACGTTTATTCTGCTATGCTAATGAGTAACAGTATTCCTTTTAGGTGGAGGTTAAAATATAATGAAGATGTAGATTTATGTTTACAAGCATTACACAATAAAATGTGTACTGTATTGTTTTCTGCTTTTACAGTAGATAAAGTAAGTACAGTTGCAAAAATGAAAGGTGGTAACCAAGATGAATTATATAAAGATAATGCTTATGAAAAAAAGATACTAAAAACAAGAAGCCTTGAGGAAGTTTGGCCACAATATGCAGAAACCAAAATACGATTTGGTAGACCACATCACATAGTATCTTGGACTAAACATTTTAAGCACGGACTTATAAGAAACCCATTTTTTGATTGGGATAGCTTAAAAAAAGTAAATGAATACGGAATGAAAAGAGTAAAAATAAATAAATGAAACCATCAAAAATATGGACAAAAGTAGACACATAAAAAAGGAGAGTTTATTAAAAGCATTAGAACATACTTTAGGAGTTGTTACAGTAGCTTGTAAGAAAGCTAACATACCAAGAAGCACTTATTATAAATGGTTAAAAGAAGATGAAGCATTTGCACGTGATGTTAAGGATATAGAGAATGT